CTTGAACATAATTTAATGAACCTGTTGGAACAGTAGCAGTAGCTATAATTGGTTGATAAACTTTAGCAAATCCCATTGGTTGTAATGATGGTGTGCCAGTAAATGTTTTTCTATCATAATCACCTATACGAATATACTTTGATTTATTAACATACTCACCATGTGTTACAACTTCACCAGCCGATGTGACTGTTTGAAATTGATCTCCAATCACTTTTGGAAGATAATTTGTAGATTCAGGATCTAAGTTCAAATTGTTATATGTTTCAATTAAATTACCTTTTATTCCATAAAGACTTATCGCAAACTGAGCATAATCTGGACTTGAATTTGAATTTTGTGGTCGTTTAACATCAGAAATTACCACATAATGACTATTTGAAGCATTTCCATCAACTCTCATATATACCTTAAACAAATCTGTTGGATTAGAGCCCTGTGATTGAATCATTGGTGTACAAGCTGCTTGTGCATCTGTATTACCACTTATAGTAGTTACATAAGTTGTTTCATCAACAGTTGTAGAACCACCAGCAAAATCCAAACCAGATGATTGTAATTCTAATGATACAATAGAAGATGTTGAATCTATATATCCAGCTGCCTTAGAAGCACTAATATGTGATTTAAAATGTTTATACACATAAGCAGGCGCTTCAGTTGCACCCACCTTTGGTTGAAGTGGATCTGAACCAATTGTATTTGAAAATAACGCACCAGTAATACCAGCACCCTCAATTACAGATTGTGCAGTAACACTAGCAGTAGCATTTGTTCCAGCAAGTGAAAAATCAAAAGCACTAGCAGAATGACCACCAGCTGTATCCAAAGACCCTGAAAGTAGACCAGTCCCAGTTCCGTTATAAGTTGTTGGAGCAAATGTTGCCACAACTGTATTTGGCCAGCTAGCTGTTGTAGCTGCGGCAGTAGCACCACTAACCACTAAATTAACTGTACCAGCACTATATCCACCAAGATGGCCGACT